TACATTATGCGCACCAATGGTAAGGATGGTGGGAACTGGCGTTACCGGTGCCGTCATTGGTCACAGACCGTAATCCACTGGCCCAGGACGTCTTTCAGGCAATGTTGGCATAAATCCAGTTTTAAGCGATTACTGTCACCAAAAATTGAACCGTATCCAGCTAAGTGATTAACAGACAGAAACTCATTGAACTCAATGTCATCTACCACCGTCTTCGCATGGCGACCACAGCGATCGCAGGTCTTCGCACATAACATTACAGTATCGCTGGATGTGAAAAATTGCATTTTATCTCCTCGTAATGCTGCCGCGCCGAATCAGCAATAACGCTAAAAAAACAGAATTGTTCGGCTTGGCCAACCCCGGACACTAACAAAAGCAAGTTTTGTCACTGTCCGGGGTTATCATATAAACCAATAGACCGTCCTTACGCCATTCTGGTTATCAATAACATAGCCGCATTGTTTCCTTAAAAATTCTTCTGCTAAATCAATGGCTTTTAAAGAAATCTCATAAGAAGGAAGTAAAGTGTATCCTTTCCCTTCACTGGCAGCTGCTTTGATCGCATCCAGAGTATTATCAATCAGTAACAGAGCAAGTGATGCTTCATTTACCTGAGCCGAAGAACTTCTGGCTGCAAGTGTCATTGTTTTTGCTTCTTCCGCTGTAATCGTTCGTTCTGCCAGAGCAGATAAAATCCCATAAGAATCCATTAGTTACCCCAATCAATAATGTCCATTTGATGGATAGCGAGCAGGGCTCACGCACCTACCCGCTATCCATCAAAGTGGACGAATGATATGTGCTGTAAGCAAAATATACATAATACGCTGTTCATTGCTGTCTGCCTTGCTACTGAAAATCCAGCCTATAAGAGGAATTTTACTTATAACTGGAACTGAACGCTCAGCATTGCTAAACGATGAATCGATAAGCCCCCCCAATAACAACGTCTGACCATCCTTAATCTGGACTGTCGTCTGAATCTGGCGCTGATTAGTAATAATATCGGATGCCTGATCATCATTGCTGATTGAATCAGCGCGAGTGTCGATAGTCAGAACTAGTTGCCCGTTACCCATGACAACAGGCGTTACCTTGAGAGAAACGCCAACATCATGACGCTCGATAGTCTGAAACGGATTATTTACCCCGGCAGATTCGCCCGTTACCTTTCCGGTGATAAACGGCACATTCTTACCTACGGAAATGTAACCAGTCTGACCAGACTGAGTAAGAATACGCGGCGTTGAAATCACCTTAGAGCGTGAATTACTCTGGACAGCACGCAGAGACAGCGCCAACACGTTACCATCAAAAATACCAAAAGAACCGCCCGCCGTAGAAAGAGCGCTACCCAGTGCAGAAGTATTAAAGCCCCCCGCAACCTTATGACCGGATGCAGAACCTGCCGCAAACGATAAATCAACGCCATCAGACAAGCTGGTTTCAAACATCAGCGACTGAATGAGAACCTGATCGCGGGCAACATCCACAGAATTGATAAAATCGGACAGAACCGGCAGCAGCTCGTCAGGCGCAGAAACAATCAGCGAGTTATTGCCTGGATAATCCACGACATTACCACCACCATTAGAATCAAGATAAATTTTAATCAGTTGCTGAACATCGGACGATCTAACTTTTGTCAGCTTAAAATTTCTGACCGTAAGCGCCACAGGTACTGGCTGGTAAGATGGCTCAGAAGGAAAAGTATCATAAGACTGGTTATCAGAATCATCGGAATCCGAAACCATCTGTGAAGGTAATTTAGACGGCAAAGAGACTACCGCAGGATTGCCAGAAAGCATGACAAAACCGTTAGCATTCAGAACAGACTTAAAGAAATCATCAATATTTGTTGGATTAACATCAGCATTAAATACGGTTACGTTTCCTTTAATATCAGGATTAACAATAACAGGCTTGCCAGTTTTTGAAGAATACCACTGAACAAATGAGCGAACAGATGAATTGTTTAAATTAACAGTTTCAGCAGAAACGCAGAATGAACAGGCAAATAAAAAAGCAACAATAACAGAGCGCATAATAATATTACTCCTGACAGATAACAGTCTGTAAATAACGGCCTTTTCTAATAACAACACGACAGGCATCTTTAATATCAACGGAATAACCATCTTTAATCAAATCAAAATACTGATATTTCGTACCTTTTGCATCAACAAACGTAACGGAAACGTCAAAGCCAAGTTGTGAAAAAGAATTAATAGAAAGTCGGGGTAAGTCACTGGACGAATCAGGCGTTACCGCCCTCGCCTGTTCAGCATAAGCAGATTTAATAGCGGAGATTTCATCAACATTCTTTCCAGACTGGAGCCAGAAACCAAGCGCAAGCCCCAGCGCCAAAAAAGAAAGCATTAATATAAGACGGTTCGATTTGCGAAAATAAATTTTCGTGAGGCGCATATAATAATTAAATCCTCTGTGAACAGAAAATTGACCGTGCGTGATAAATGGTGGCAAAAGCGAATAAGCACCATGCGGATAGTTATCAGTAAAAACCTGTTTTGTATTGTAGGCGGAATATAATGATTTTCCGGTGTATATCCATTTATCAACAGTAATTGAATTAACGTTATCACCATATTTGACAATGCCAAAGTGTACCTTTGGTAAAGAAAATCGCGCCCCTGAAACCAAATTCATAATGGAGCCAACAAAAGGAATGTTTAATTTATCTGAACGGCGACAATAAACAACATGCTCAGCAAGCGCCAGACGAGCTTGCTTATCCATTATCGAAATATCCTGAATCAAAAATATAATATCCCAGCCTAATTTTCTGGCATGTAAAAACCAGTCAATAACAGGTTGTCTGTCTTTATCACCCCATGAGCGGGAATTAAACCAAGTACCACATTCATCAAGTACAAGGAGGCCATTACGGGATTCATCGTAAGATGTATTCCCAATACCAATAGCAAGTAAATCATTTAATGAAGGCTTGTCAGGAATGCGAATAACGCGCGTTTTTTTCGCATAACGCCCAACCATAGGCATATTATGCAATTTAAGATCAAGATTAGTGGCAACAGGACAACCCTTAGCAAGTCTTTCCTGTATTCTGGAAACACTAACAAGTGTCTTGCCTGAGCCTAATTTGCCTGTTACTACATGAACCGCCATTTAAATCACCCTGTTTGCATAATCAAGAAATTTTTGTTTTAAATCGAAAACAAAAACACTGATACGAGTAACCATAATAACGTTAACACACGCCTGAAAATGGTCAGGCAATACAGACGCCATTAAATGGGAGAAATCAGCAGGTAAACCGTTATACATGACCTCAGCAAGGTACTGCATTAAAAGCGTAACAGTTGTTGTAATTAATGCGACCAATGCAAAGGCGATTAATCCTGTTCTGGTAGCAAGTCGAGCTAAAAAACTCGCCACATAGCCAATAAACAAAGGAACAAGACCAATAAGAAAACGCAACAATGCAGGAATACCTAATAATAAAGGCATCACTCACCCCCTTTGCGAAGCAATGAAGTTAAAGAAGTAAAGACATACCAGAACGTAAGGCAATAAAAAACCCATGAAAGAACATCTTTAATAGTCAGTAATTTATCGCAACCAATATCAATCTGATAAACCTCTCCGGGAAAAATAATAAAATCAGAGCAGCCGTTACCATTGGGTAAATTAGGCAGCATAGCACCTTTATTTAAAAATGCTTCCCATAAAGCACCGTGAGAATCCTTTTCAATTCCCAATTCAGAATCAGCCAAAGTAGAAGCGCCATCTAATTCAGAGTCGCCCTTTCCATAACGAGAATCACCACCTGAAGGGTCAGCAAAACGGCCAGCCCCCCGCGTAAGATTGTTAATGGAATCGTCAAGACGATTTATATTATTCCTAGTTTGTTCATCGGCATTTTTTTTATCATCTGATGAAGTGTCTTTCTCCGTTAATTTATCATGAATATCGCTGGCTATTTTGGGTGAAGCACCTTCGATAGCAGACTGAATATCACCTTTAGAAAGACTGGAACCACTAAAGCCACCGCCAGAACTACCGCCACCGGACTCACCACCGCCAGAACTACCGCCACCGGACTCACCACCGCCAGAACTACCGCCACCGGACTCACCACCGCCAGACTCACCACCGCCAGACTCACCACCACCATTTTGGGGGGTTGAGGGTTTATCAGAGGGGTCAGCTACAGTACCTGTAGGCTTCCATGTTGCAGCGCAAACAGTACCATCACCCTGACAAACAATGACACCAGTAGCCTCATATTCACAGCCGTTATAGTAGATATAACGACCACCATCATATGAATCAACATTATTAAATACACCTTCTTCTGGCGGCTTCGCTTCACAAATTTCTTCTGGTGTCGGGTCAGTAGGTTTTTCATCAGGAACAGAACGCTGAATATCACCAACAATATAAGCCGTTAAAGACCAATATTTATCCTTCTGCCCTGGTGAATCGCTGTAAGTACAATCACCAGTAAAAACAAGACGGAATTCAGAATCAGGCCAGATACCCTCATAAGTTGGTTTAACCTGAGTAAATACACTCTGAGCACTGGATTTAGCACCCTGACAAGCGGAGGCCTGCATAGCAGCATCAATATAGTAAACCGTTGACTTAGAGCCATCCTGATTGGTTATTTGCTTACTTTCAGCGTAGGCAGAGCTTTGATAAGTGGATTTAGTAATGCTTTCCCATGACTCAGCATGTGAAAAAGGAGAAATGAGGACAGCGGAAAGAATTAATATTTTCCTTTTCATAGTAACCCGCTTTAATAAAGGGGCAACGAGTGCCCCTGAGTGAAATTCAAACCGCTTTTGAAGAGAATTTTTTGAAAATACGAATGGCAAGCCCAGCGCCAACCACAGCCACAACAACAGGCCATACTTTACCAATGAGATCATTTGCCTGAGTCAACAAAGCATCCATTGCCTGACCTGCATAATCAGTACCACCTGTAGCGCCTTCAGCCGCAAAAGAACTTGCAGAAACAAAAAGCGCAGTTGAAGCCAGAGCAACTTTATATTTAACAGTAGACAGAATTTTCATAGGAATAACTCCATTAAGGTTACATTAATCGGTCAGAAAATGATTTAAATGAACCGACCGCATAGAAAAGGGCAAAACCAAAGGTATAAGCCCCGAAGAAATAAACGATATACATTAACGAAAGACCCCCGCAGTAATCGCGCCGAGGCCAAAAGAAATAACGATGCCAGACGCTATCAAAATTTGAATAACATCGTCCATATTTAACCTTTGATCTCTGCGATGCCACCATCGGAAGAAACATTATAAGTTACACCTTCCCTACCCTCCATTGACCACGCACGGACATAGACAGGAATTTGAACTAATTTCCCAATGAAAGCATTCGCCTGGTTCATTAGACCTGCGTTAACGAGAGTCTGAGAAACTCGAATAATAATTTGATCCTGCTTTGTACCACCAAAACCATCAGGTATTTCAAGGCCAATACCAATTTCATTATAATAGCCCTGACCATTAACTTTATTACGTTGGCGGGCTCCCAACATTTTACCCTTAACGAAAAGACCATAATTAGACATATTACTTTCCTTTAATGCCAGCTACTGGCGTGCGAAATACGGTTGTAATCGAAAATAAAACCTTTCTCATAAATCCATAAGGGGATTTCCACTGGCTTGGCTTCCAGCGTTCTTATTAGCGGAACAACGTTATTAGAGTCTGGTGAATCACAATAGAAATTAATATCGATACCGAACGAAAGCAATTCTCTTCTATGGCGATAAAAAGTGTTATGAGGTAACATTTCTTTCATGTTAGCCCCTTGTTTCCAAAGTAAATAAGTTGACTGTATTTTTCTTGGCAGTTTCGTTATTTTTTCATCACTTAAAATAGCATTCTGATTCATTTCTATTCTCCCTACATATTCAGAGAATAATTGACGTGGTGTTTTCATATTCCAGTTAGCGCCAAGCGTTAAATTTAAATCAATAAGCTCAGTTGTTCTTAATGTTAATTCAATACGTAATTTATCTTTCGTCCAGTCCAGTAACCCGGCTCGTACAAAATCTTCGGCTATCTGGTGCCCTTTTTTACCCGAAACGTGTTCATCATATTTTGAATAAAATTTCAGACTCCATCGACGGGAGTTTTTACCTAAATAAACTGTACCGCCTTTCCCACATGCGCGACCATGGCGTGTTTTAGCTTTAAATTCGGCGGCATAAAGCCATGATCTGACATTTTCTAGCGTAGATAATGAATACATGTAATTAATGTCAACACGTGAAATTTTATACTGACCTGCTATAACAGCTTTATAAGACGCTAAATCATGAGGAATATTCAATAAGGATAAAATCCTGGCATAGACCGTCAACATGAGCCCTTGTATATCATCCGACCCAACAACAGAATGCCCCTGCAAAAACTTGGACGGATTACCATCAATGTACAAATGTGTCGCTTTACCTTCGCCATTAGATCCTATCGATCGTACTTTCATCGTTGCTTCATGCGAGCCGCGAACAGTCAGTCGCTTAACGGTTTCCCACTCAATTGCACCGTCAGCATCAACGCTGACAACACTCCCCGCCGGAAGCGGTTTGTGTGTGCAAGGGAAAATCCCGGTAAGCCAATCGATCACGAATAAATCCTCAAAATTGCAAAAATGACGACTTACTAACACATGAGTTCAGTAGTTCATTAGTGTTTTAACATTACATCAGTGAGCTAGTGAGTTCAAGAGGCTTGGATGATATGAGTTCATGAGCATGTATACTCACTTCAAATATTGCATTGAACGAGCGTAAAAAATGGCAAAGCGCACGACTTATAACGTGACGGAAGAAAGAAAAATGAAACTAGAACGACTGGCTATAAATGCCAGTGTAAAACTAGGAAAAACAATTACATGGACAGAGATTTTAGGTTATCTGATTGATAACTACTCTAAAGATGCAGCAGAAGATCTCATGTCTGCCAAACAAAAGGATTAAGTACCACGAATGGTACAAACGTGCAGTATTAC